CGAAGATTAACTTGTAGGTCCACAAATCCTTTTTTTGGGTTAAAAGTAATTCCCCCATCTCTAGTCCTATAGGCTATTAATGGTTTGTAACATTGCATTGATTATAATCGTGTACCGCCACGCATTACATAATCAAAAGTATTCTTTTTGTGAGTTAAACTTGCTGTTTTACTAAAAAGTCTTTTTGACCCTTTGCGTGTCATATTTTTTCTGTATTTCATTTATTTTCTTTTTCTCCAAGTCTTACCTCTCATTGCTGAAGGGTAATATTTTCTGCTTTTTGTTCTCTTTGCAGTAACCGGAAAGTCTGGTAGTGTATGTGTCATTCCGATCGGTAGGTTGTTAATTGTTTTAGCAGTGGTGTTCAATGAAGAAGCTGGGACATAACTAAACATTGGCTGGTGATGCCAATTGTTTTTATACTTAAATGTAGTTGTATTTGGTAATATCATTGCTTCTTACTTATTGAAACTTTAGGAAAAAGTCCTCTTATACCAGAGGCTATGTCACCATAACCGTCTGATAATGCTTTAGCGTTAGTGCCTCCACTAACGTTAAGGGTTTTATAATATCTTTTATCGAATTCTGATCTGGCTTTAGCTGATGCTGCTTCAGCTTTTAATTTAGCTGTTACAGCTTTCATTTGTTGTGCTGAAAAAAAGTCTCCCATAGGGTTTGTTACGCCCATTCCAGCACCAGATGGTGTGGATGCTCCTCCTTTTTGTGCAGCTAACATAGGATTGATTCCAGCTGCTCTCATATCTTTTACAGCTCTTTGATAAGACGTATCTGACATACGTTCTTGGAAATCCATTTGCTTCTTAGCCGATCTTGCTTGTAAAGCACTGGAGAGACCAGCGCCCGCTAAGGCGCCTCCTCCAGCTGATGATAAGAATGCTAATAAACTCATCTTATAGGTGATCTATTAATCCGGGTACTGAGTATGTAGGCATTGCTCTCGCACTGCGTACTTCAATATGAGAATCCAGTAAGATATGTGGCTCGTTTGTTACAGCCACTAATCGATCTAGTGGTGGATTATCTTCGATAAATGTACTACTTAATGTAGGTAAGTTGGCAAAATCTTGTGATAAATGCCAAACATCTAATGATCCGGTAGCGTCCGATCTGAACTTACCGGTAATCTTTGATGGGTAATAACGATATTCTGCCCATCTTTCTTGATATCCGAATACATCTTCGTCTGCTGATGTACCTTGAGCATAAATTTCTTTATTAAGGATTGATTGCTCGCCTAAGTGTGCGAGTGTTGGCCAATAGTAGTCGTATTTAGTACGACGTGAGAACATACGGTTAATGCCCTTCTGATAGGTCAAATCGGCTCTTACAGAGGCTAATCCGATGATTATACCGTGTTCTGTGAATGACTTAGTGAATCCGTCATTAGTTTGAGCTACTGTACCAAAACCAGTTAAGGTACCTTGTGGTGTGGTCATTTGACCATATTGACCTTGAGCATTAGATGCTGATGTCTGTGCAACTGGAGAGATATCTACGCGTGTTGTACGTCCTCCTAAGAATTCTGGACGTTGTAATCTTGCATCTGGACTTGTTACATTGAAATGTGATCTTACGATCTCTGTATAACGTGTTCCTCCACGTGCGTCCTTTTCTGCAAGACGTTGTAGTTGGAATGCTTGTCTTAATGTATTAATTGTAGCGCCAGTTGCTGTTGATAAATCAACTTCTAAACCACTTGAGTATGATAATAGATCTCCGCCAGCTATAGATCCGTTGTCTGCGAAGATCTGAGTGTTTGTTGATCCTTTCTTGAATGCTGTACTTAATCCAGCTGTATCTTCTACTGTGAAGTTACCAGTAGAATTAATTGGTGCTGTTGTACCTAAAGGTAACTCTACTCCGGGCCCTTTTTGTGGCCACGGTAATGCTGACGTAAAGTAATCGTGTCTTTTGCCACGATGTAATAAATTATAATCTGATAGTGAATCTCCACTATCTCCTTTGTTTACTGTTACTGAGTCTTGTAAATTTTGATCTCTGAACCATTCGTTCCAAATCAAATTATACGCTCTGAAGAACAGACTGTTTGCGTCTGTTTGTACTCCAATTGGTAATCCAAAATAATCTCCAATTGAGCCTTCTGTATGGGTTGCTGATAATTGTGGTACTAAATAATCAGTTGAATCCGTTGGATTATCTTGTTCACCCATAAATCTTTTAAAATTGTCCCAAACTAAACGATTTGGTACAAAGAAATAGTGTGTATCTAGATAAATGTTGTCCATTACTGGTACGATCGGTGTAGCCAATCGACCAAATAGGTTAGAATTAACATTAAATGTGTCTCCCGGTAGTACTTCGTCTACATAAAATGGTATTAGTTTTCCGCCATCAAAGGTTGTTTTGTGGCTGTGTGTTCTGTTAAACACAGAACGTGGTGTTTGCACTTTCGGCACTTGGCTGAATTGGTGCTTCATTACTGATTTTTGTTTCATATTTCTTAAATTTCGTTTTTTGCTGTTTAGGGAAAAGCTTTGCTTTTTATTGCTGTTTGTACTTAAGCCGTACGGGCTTTTTTATTTTCCTTAACGGAAAAAGGTGTCAGTGGGGACAGTTACAACAAGAAGGGAACTGTCCCCACCCCCCTTTATGATTCTGAATTACTATTTTGTATATTATCCTCACTGCTTACGGTTTCTAATTCAGTTTCTACCAAATTATTGGTCTCGACTGGAGCTTCCTCTGCTAACAAGCCAAGGCTAATCGCCTCTTCTTTGTTTTCGGGATCTCCAATAAAGTCTATAAGACTTTGTACGTTATTATCGAATTTTGCACGAAGCTCTGAAGGTAAATGACTGAACTCTTCATTTGCTTGTGCTACTGATGATACTGCATCTTGATATGTGCCAATATTACTGAAATCTTCAAACATTGGTTGACGATCTCCAGAGGGCAAGGCCATTGCTTTCTTAATGCATTGTGCTACGATGTTGTTTACATCGGCTTCATCTTTAAACTCTGATTTTGTTCTAGACGGTGAATTGCTAAAATCTACTTGTACTTTAGCCATTTCACTAAAAATGTCTCGTATATGTCTTGGTTCTGACACTGTTTCTTCTGTTTTTTTACTCATTTTCTATTTTGTTTATTGCTGGGTTAGCAACGAATTGTGGAGTAGTTTGTGGCGTGATGGCTCCGCTTTCGTCGTTGAAGGTGCCCAGATGATAGAGTGAAAAATCTTCTGGGTATTGGCTAATTGTAGTATTAGGATCGTTCGCTGCTTGGTTGAACGAACGTGTAGCAGTTTGATGATTAATCGAATAGAATGGGTTAGCATACGTATTACTTTTACTGTCTTTGATTGAATATACATTTTGAATCATAATTTATTTTTTTGTTTTGGTTAATATATAATTAAGAAAAACTTCGTTTTTCTAATTATTTTTACTTATTTATCGTGTGACATTAAAATGTCAAGGATTGA